GCCAATCTCTCCCCGTTGTTCGCGCTCCGAGCCCGGCGCCGAACCCGTCGCGCCAATGGTAGGCAAGGGGGAACCCGTGAGTTACCGCCGGGTACCGGATTTCTCTTGCGAAATTGCGGAATCGGTTGCTAAGGCGGCGCTCGAGGCCCCGTGGTTGACGAGCTCGGATGATGCGGCTGTCAAAGTTGTGGTTTCTATGGCGGTGACGTTTTCGAGCGGTCACCCGGAGCTCGGGACGGCGCTTATGAACGCCCTATCCCTGTTGGGGTTCACTCCGGTGGGCCGGCAACGGCTGAAAATGACGAATGCGGAAATGAGCGATGATGGCGTTAGTGGATACACCCCGAACGTTGTGGGGATCACCAACCCCTAGAATCTTTACACCGCAACTCCACGATTTGACGTTGGGCGCGGACGCAATCACGTTTGCGGAAACGTATATGGGGTTGTCGTTGTACCCGTGGCAGCAATGGTTGCTCACTCATGCGCTCGAGCTCGAGGCGCCATGGGTGGACTTGAGTGGCCCACCCCCGTTCCGTTACCGCACCGTGTTGGTGCTCGTGGCCCGGCAAAACGGGAAAACGTTAGTGCTCCAAGTACGGGCCCTCGCGGGGTTGTTTCTGTGGCGGGAGCGGTTGGCAATCTCGTTGGCCCAAAACCGGGACGTTGCCTTTGAGCCCTGGCGGGAAGCCTCCCTATTGTGCGAAAACGTGCCGGCGTTACAACGCCAAACCCGGGATATTGCGCATAGTAACGGCAAGGAGTGTATTGAGCTCCGCAACGGTGCCCGCTGGAAAGTCGTTGCCGCGAATGCCGGCGGACGCGGACTCTCCGGGGATGCGGTATTCATGGATGAGCTCCGGGAGCAAAAGACCTGGGATGCGTGGTCCGCGGTCGACAAAACCCGGAGCGCGCGCCGGTACTCTCAATTGTGGGCATTTAGTAATGCGGGGTATGACGCGAGCGTGGTACTCAACGAGCTCGTGCGCCAGGGACGCGCGGCCGCGGCCGACCCCGAGCGCAACCCCACGTTGGGCTATTTCGAGTGGTCGGCGCCCGATGATGCGGACCCGTCCGATACCGCCGGGTGGCAATTGGCCAACCCCTCGTTGGGGCACATGATCCGGCCGGAAACGGTGCGCGCCGAGCTCGCCACCGACCCCCTAGAAACGTTCCTCACCGAGCGGTTGTGTGTGCGGGTGTCGCATCTCACGTCGTGGCTTCCGCCCGGTTTGTGGGATTCCCTCGAGGGGGATACGGCGGCGCCGGCCGATGCGCCGGCCACATTCGCGATTGACGCGGCACCGGATTTGCGGGTGGCGTGTGTCGGGGTGGCGGCACCGCTCCCGGATGGGCGCACCCATGTGGAGCTCGCGGCGGCGCTCGAGCCCTCGAGCTCCTCGAGCGTGCCCGAGCTCGTGGCCCGGTATGTGCTCGCGCTGTCGGGCCGGCACCCGCGCGCGGAGATTGTGTACGACCAACATGGGCCCCTGGCGGGGGTGTGCGCCGACCTGACCGCGCGCGGGGTACCCATGCGGGGACTCGTGGCCGGCGAGGTGCGGGACGCGTGCTCGTGGTTTTACGGGCTATGTGTGGGGCACACCCTGGTTCACCGTTCCGATGCCATGCTCTCCGCACATATCGCCAACGCGGTGCCCAACAAGTTTGGGGACTCGTGGGGATTTATGCGCCGTTCTACCGCCGGCGGGCCAATCACCGGATTGGTGGCGGTGGTTTTAGCTACTCACGTGGCGCGCGCGCCGGCACCTCGAGCGGCGCAATGGACCGCGTTCTAACTCGTTGACGCGCCCGAGAGGATAAAGGCGTGGCATGGTTGAAACGGGCGCCGGCTCCGGCATTGCCCAACCAGGCGGTGGTGGGCGGCAACCCCTCACCCCCCTACGGGATCGGGCCCGGCGGCGCGCAATGGGTATGGGATGCGATCGCCGCGGGCCAGTGGGGCGGCACCGGCTCGGTGACACCCACCGAGCAAGCCGTGCTCAGCATTCCGGCGGTAAGCGCCTCGTTGGCGCTTCTCGCCGCCTATGCGATTCAAATGCCCCTCGAGGCGGTGGACGATTCCACCAACCCCCCTACCGTGGTCGAGCCCACCCCAACGATGTTGCGCGGGCCCCTCGGTGACCCCCGCGCCACCGGGCTCTCCATGGCTGATTTTGTGGACTCGTTCCTCCGGGATTTGGCGTTATGGGGGAACTACGTTGCCGTGTTGGGCGACCCGGCATGGGATGGGTGGCCCCGGGTTCTGTACCCGGTACCCGTGGGTTGGTACGAGGCCGTTTACGAATATGGAACGTGGTTTTGGCGTATCGGTGGCATTGAATACGACCGCGCCGACGTGTTCCACGTGGCCATAAACCGGGGAACGGGGGAGCTCCTCGGGCGCGGTTTGCTGTCAACCATGCGCGACACCCTGGCCGCGGCGATTGCCGCGGAGCAATGGGCGGCCCGTTATTTCAGCACCGGCACGGTGCCCTCGGTACATGTGGCCCACCCCAACCCGGATTTGACGCAAGCGCAAGCGGACGAGCTCAAACAAAAATTCCTGGCGTCATCTATGGGTGTACGGGCTCCCGTCATTACTCCGCTCGGTACCGAAATCACCGTATTACCGAGCGACGCGGCCGCGGCCCAATTGGTGGAAGCCCGGAAATGGAACGCCCAACAACTCGCCATAGCCCTCGGGGTACCTACCGCCATGCTCGGACTCGAGGCGCCGAGCATGACCTACCGAAACATTGCCGAGGTAAACCAGCAATTCATTAGTACCACGATGATGCGCTACCTAATCCCGGTAGAGCAGCAATTATCGGCGCAATGTTTACCGCGCAACCTGCGCGCCCGGTTCAACACCAACGCCCTCCTGCGCCCGGACGTGAACCAGCGGATGACGCAAGCAATCGCGGGTTACGGCGCCGGCCTGCTCACCAACGCCGAGGGGCGCGGGCTCATCGACCTCCCGCCGGAGCCCAACCTCGAGGTGGAAGGGGCGAACACTCCGCCGGACTCGAGCGCGGTACCGGGGCCCACCCCGGCCGGCGTGCCGGTGGCCCCGGTCGCGCCTCCCGTGACTGCCGGGTTGTCGATTGTGGGGAGTGGAGGTGGCGCACCGTGATAGAGCGCATTTTCCGAGCGGAGCTCGCCGCGGCCGGCGACGGACGCACCCTCACCGGGTTTGCGGTGCCCTTCGACGTGGAGGCCACCGTGGACGACGGCGACGGGCCATACCTCGAGGTGTTCCGCCGCGGCGCATTCCGCAACGTGGTGAAAGACCCGGGACGGGTAAAACTTTGCTACGGGCATAGTGACCGGGTAGAGGACTGGATCGGAAAAACGGCGTTACTGCGCGAGGAGGGGCCCGGTTTGTGGGCGGAATTCCGTTTGGACGATCCCCGAGCTCGAGCGCATGCCGATATCGAAACCATGGCGTACAAAGTACGGGATGGGCAATTAGGTGGGTTGAGTGTGTCATTCATTCCCGGTTACACCGTGGAAACGGTACGGGATGGGATGCTCCACCGGGAACGGAAAACCGTGAAACGAGTAGACCATGTCGCGCTCGTGCCGGCCGGCGCTTACCCCTCGGTGGAACCGTTGGCGGTGCGGGAAAAGGCGCACGAGCGTTCCTCAATTGAAACCTGGCGCGAGTGGCGCCAAAGGCTTACGATGCCCACGTAAGAGCTCGGGCCCGCGCTGCCCGCTCGTTGACCCCCTCGAGGTGTTGGGGCCCGCACGAGCGTGCTGAGTGCCTCTCCGGGTGTGTGTAGCCCAACCACACCGATAGGGAGGCCCACATGGCACCGATTCCGACCTTTATTGAGCGCCTCGAGCGGCAACGCACCGAGGCCCTCGCCACGATTGACTCCGTGCTCCAACGGGCCACGGACGAAGACCGCGACCTCACCGAAACCGAGGAATCGACCCTGGCGGACGCGCGCGGCCGGCTCGAGCGTTCCGACTCGCAACGAGGCGAATGGGTGGAGCTCCTCGAGCACCGCGCCGCCGGCGACGAGCTCGGAAACCGTATGAGCGGCGCCATGGCCCGCTCCGGGCAAGCGGTCAGCCCACTATCACCGCTCGGGGTGCCCGATCCCGAGGCGGAGCTCCAAAGGCTTTTCCGTTCCCCGGGTGAGTACGTCCACACGTTCGTGGCCGCACGTTCCGGCGACCCCGAGGCGGAGGCCCGGCTCCAGCGGGTCGTGGCCAACCAAACCGTGCCGGACAACCTCGGCATTGTGCCAATCCCGATTCTCGGGCCCGTGGTTTCCCTCATTGCCAACGCCCGGCCCACGGTTTCGAGCGCGAACCGGCGCGCGTTACCGGCCGGCGGACGCTCCTTCACCCGTCCCCTCGTGACGCAACACACCCTTAGCGGTGTGCAATCGGCGGAAAAAACCGAGCTCGCGTCACAAAAAATGCTGATTACCCCGGTTACCGTCAACAAGGCCACGTATGGCGGCACCCTGGATATCTCATTCCAGGACCGGGACTGGACCGAACCCGCGCTCCTCCAAATCGTCATTGACGATATGGCAACGGTGTATGCCCGGCAAACGGACGCGGGGTTCTGTACCGCGTTTTCCACCGCCATTACCGCCACGCTGGCGGCGGCATCGGCGGACGGGCCCGGACTCCAAGCGGCAATTGCCAAAGCTACGGCAACGGTTTACAGCGCGGTAAACCTGTTCCCGGACACCATGTGGGTAAGCCCGGATATGTGGGCGGCAATCGCCGCGTTGCATGACACCACCGGACGGGCCCTGTTCGCCACGATTGGCCCGATGAACGCCACCGGCCGGGTCGATCAAACCGGGTTCAACGGCAACGTTTACGGGTTGCAACTCGTGGTAGACCAATTCCTCCCGGCCGGAACAATCATCGTAGGTGTTTCGCAATTGGCGGAATTCTACGAGCAGGTTGGTGGGCAACTCTCGGTAACGGAACCGTCAATTCTTGGGTTCGTGGTTGCCTATTACGGTTACGTGGCGTGGTGCTTCCCGGCGCCGGCCGGATTCGTGAAGATCACGGGTGTTCCGCCGTTGCCCCTTGACGTGAGCGACGAGGCTGAGCACAAATCCGCCAACGCCAAATAACGGGGGAGGTGAACGGTGAGTCTCTACCTTGACGTTTCCAGCCTCAAGGGTTATTTGCGTATCGGTTCCACGGACGCCATAGATGACGCCCTACTAGGCGAAATCTGCGACGCGGTGGAGCTCGAGCAAATTGCCCGATGCCGGCCGGAAACGTTCGGGTTGGTGGAGCTCACCGTTTCACCCTCGAGCACGGACCCCAACGGGGTGACCGCAACCACCGTGGGCTACGGCATAGGCCCGTTCTCATGGGTATGGGGCGACGGAAACACCGATAACACGGGCTACGGGGTGACGGGCGCCGGCCATGTGTACGCCACCCCGGGCCCGTACACCCTCGAGCTCCACGACTCGAGCGCCACCGTGCTCGGTTCCGTGGCTCTCACCGTGCCCCTCGGTGCGCCCACGAGCTCGCAAGGCTCCACCGTCAACGTGCCGGCCGATGTGTACCACGCCGCGCTCATGCGGGGCGCCCGGCTCTACTGGCGCCGAGCATCCCCGGAGGGGCTCGTGGGGCTCGGTGAGCTCGGCGCGGTGCGGGTGCCACCGTTTGACCGGGATATTGACGCGCTCGAGGCCCCGTGGCGGTGCGTGGTGCTCGCGTGAGCATGGCGGTGGCGTGCCCGCAGGTGTTGGGGCTCGGAGCGGTGCGCGACGCCCTCGTTTCCGTGCTCGAGGGGGCCACCCTCAACGGTGACCCGGTGCGGGTGAACGCGTGGTTTGCGGACACGTTCACCCCACCGTGTGTGCTCGTGGGCATGGCCACCGTTACGTGGCAGGACTCCGCATATGACGGGCTCACGTCCGCGTTGCTGGATATCAAACTCGTGGTCCCGATCGGCGCATTACGGCCCGCACAAATTGACCTGGAATCGTTTCTGGATACGTTTGCCGGCGCGATCCAAGGCAATGTGACGTTGGCCGGCACGGTGCGCCGCGCGGTCACGGTGACCGCAACCCCGGTTTTAGTGACCCGGGGGAACGCTGAATTCCCCGGCTACCAATGTGAGCTCCGCGTCATTTTGTGAGGTGACAACGTGAGTAACCCGGCATTCATTATCGACAACCCTACGGTCACCCTCGGGCCGATCGCCGCGGGCCAACCCCTCGAGGTGACTTGTGACCTGACCCGGGCCGAAATCACCAACAACGTCAATCTGTTGGATACCGGCACCCTGTGCGGGCCGGCGCAACTCCCGGGACGAATTACGTTCACCCTCGAGCTCGAGGGGTATCAGGCGTTCGACACCACAAACGCGTGGCGTTTTCTGTGGGACAATATGCGAGTCACGGTACCGTTCTCCCTCGTGCCCATGAATGCCCCAACGGGGCCCACCAATCCCACGATTACCGGCGAGTGTGTGTGCACCCCGGGTGAGATTCTCGGTACCCACGAGGCGGTGGCAATCTTCACGGCGTCGTTGCCGATTATCGGAACACCGGCCCTCGCGTATGCCGTGACCGCGGCGGTGGGTGGTATCCGCGAGCCGGCGAGCTCGGCGGCATAGTGGCAATCACGGCGGACATTGGGCACCGTTTCCGGCAAACCCTGACGGATGGCCGGACGATAGAGGCCCGGCTCACGTTCGGGGATTTTGCCCGCGCCGAGATTGCTCAAGGATCAAATTTCCTCACGTCGGTGGCGCTCGAGGGGGATATCCACCTCAACGATTTAGCGGCGCTCTGTTACCAGGCGGCAACCCGGACGAACCAATTTACGGGCACGTGGGATGAGTGGCTCATGCTCCTTGACGGTTTCCCGGACATGGAAGACCTCGAGGAGGGCGGCGCCGAGGTGGTGCAAGGCCCTTTCCCCGAGAGCACCCCGGATATCTCCTCGCGCAACTTGCCATAGAAACCGGCATTCCGTGGAGCACATGGGCCAACGAGGAGGCCACGGTGGTACTCACCGCTTTAGCTATCCTCAACGAGCGGACTGAGGAAATGAACCGGGAGCAACGCCGATCCGCGGCCCGAGCTCAAGCGCAACGGTTCCGGTAATGCCGGCGCCCGGCTCCGTCTCTCAGAGCATCCAAATTGTGGGGCTCAAAGAGGCGCTCCGCGCGACCTCGAGGCTCGGCAAGGATGCGAACCGGGAGCTCCGCGCCGCCGCGCGCGTGATCGCGGAGGGGACGCTCCGCGCCGCCAAAGCGGAGGCGGTAGGGGTGGGTGCGCTCCAGCGGATCGCGGCGGATTCGCTCGTGACCCGTTCGGATCGCGTGCCTCGAATCGTGGCCGGCGGCACGAAGCGGATCGGGCAGCACAAACACCAGGCGGGCGGCATTTTCTTCGGTGCCGAATTTGGCGGCGGGGCAAAACCCCATACCCACCAATTCCCACCGCACCGTGGGCAACACGGGTATTTCCTATGGCCCACGATACGAGCTCGGGAGAGCTCGGACATTGCCAAATACCACAAGGCAATGGACAAAGTAATAAGGCATTGGAGCGATTGACGCCATGCCATCCAACATTCGCACCCTCACGATTCGGTGGCTCTCCGATACCTCGGGCATAGAAAAAGGCGCCAAAAAGGCAAGCGGTGCGCTCGGAAGCATCGGCCAAATTGCCGGCGGAGTGTTCGGGGGAAACGTAGCTACTGCCGGCGCGGAAAAGCTCGTCGGGTTCCTCGAGCAATCCGCCAAAGCCGCGAGCGAGGATGAGAGCTCCCAAAAAATCCTGGCCAAAACACTCCAAAACACGGCCGGCGCGCACAAAGACACCATTTCCGCGGTGGAGAAATACATTGCAAAAACCCAGGATGCCACCGGGGTAACGGATGACAAATTGCGGCCGGCGCTCGGCACCCTCGTGCGCGCAACCCACGATGCCGGGCTCGGTACTGACCTGCTCAATACCTCATTGGACGTTTCCGCCGGCACGGGTAAGGATGTGCAAACGGTGGCCCTCGCGCTGGCAAAAGCCTACGGGGGCAACGTGGGAGCCCTCAAGCGGTTAGGTGTCAACATTGACGCCACCAAGGCTAAGAGTCAGGGTTTTAGCTATGTGCAGGACAAGCTCAACCAAACTTTTGGCGGGCAAGCGGCGGTAGCGGCGGACACCTCCGAGGGGAAAATGCGCCGGCTCCAAGCCCGGTACCACGAGGTGCAAGAGCAAGTAGGGGCAAAACTCATGCCGGTGTTTCTGGCGCTCGGGGATTGGCTCCTCAACAAACTCCCGCAAGCGGTGGATAAAGTAGTCACATGGTTCCAAACCCATTGGCCCCAAATTGAGCACTACATAAAGCCCCTCGAGGTGTTTTTCCAGCGCACGTTTAGCAACATAGAGGCAACGCTCAAGGCGTTCAAACTCGTGCTCCAAGGCATCATTGAATTCGTGCAGGGGGTGTTTTCCGGGAATTGGGGCAAGGCGTGGGATGGCATCAAAAAGATATTCCACGGGATGTGGGATGGGCTCAAAGCCTACCTAAAACAGTGGTGGAATGAGCTCCAAAACATCGTTTTGACGGGGCTCAAGCTCCTCCTCGAGCTCGACATAAAGTACCTGAAATTCGTGTTCAACACTTGGTGGACGATACTTACGAGCATTGCCGGCGTAATCGCGGGATGGGTAACCGGGGTTTACAACAAAATCAAAGGGCTCGTTACCGACGTGGTGAATTTCTTCACCTCAATTCCGGGCAAGGCGTTAGACGGGCTCAAGGCCGGCGCCGATGCGGTAGTCACATGGGCGGAAACGTGGGGTGGAAAGATCGGCGGTGCCGTGAGCTCCGGTATTACTGGCGCGGTTACCGGACTCGCCAGTGTGCTCGGGAGCGCAATCAAAGGCGCCCTCAACGCGGTTATTGGCGCGTGGAACCGGATTGATATTGGTATCCACCTCAAAATCCCGAAATGGGTACCGTTTGTTGGCGGTAATAGCTTCGACATAAACGACATTTTCCCGGACCTGCCCACCCTCGCCACCGGGGGCATCACCCGCGGCACCGGGTTGGCGCTCCTCCACCCCAACGAGCTCGTGGCGCCCCTCCCGAGCGGCGGAGTGTTCGGCAACACCTACAACATTTCGGTGAACGTGGGGGCCGGCGCCGACCCGGTTGCGGTCGGCCGGGCCACCGTGGACGCCATACGGGCCTACGAGGCCCGCAACGGTACCGGGTGGCGTTCCCTGCCTCGAGCGAGTGCGTGATGCCCCTCGAGGCCCTGTGGGCCCCGTGGATCGCGCTCGAGGTGGAGCTCGGGCTCGGGGTGACCCGTGACCCCATCCTTACCCTGGACGATCCGATCAACGGGCAATTGGATTTTGGGTTACTCGGTTCGCCCGATTCCCCCTACATGGACGTCTCGTGTGATGTGCGCTCCCTGATTTGGCAATCCGGGGCGACCCGTTCCGATGGGGTACTCACCCGGTGGGAGGCGGGAGTGGCCACCGTGGTGCTCGACAACCGGGACGGCGCATATGACGTTTCCCAAGACCCTACGGCCGGCACCCCGCGCCTGGAGCCCATGATTCCGCTCCGCATTCGTGGTTGCCTGGCCGGCGACACAAACGATATTTACCTCTTTATGGGGTATGCGGACGATTTAGCGATGGGGTGGGATGCCAACGGGGACGCCACCGTAACGGTGATCGCGACGGACGGAACCAAACTCCTCAGCGGGTATGACGCGCCCGAGCTCGCCTCACCCGTAGGGGATGGGGAAACCTCGGCGCAACGAGCGCAACGGATCATTACGGAGGCGGAGTGGACGGGCCCCGTGAATATCACGGCCGGCGGGCTCGCCATGCAATCCACAACCATGGCGCAAGACTCGTGGACGCAACTCCTCCTCAACCAGGACGCGGAAATGGGCTCCACGTACATTGCCCCGGACGGTACGTTCACATTCGAGCCCCGTTCGGTGTGGTTGGCCGGCCAAAACGACCCCACGATAAAACAAAAATGGGGCCCGGACGACCTGCGCTACGAGAACGCAAGTGTTATCAATGACGATACCAACCTCCGCAATATTGTGGACGCGGGGCGGATTGGCGGCACCGTCATAACACAACGGGATAGCGCCTCGGTGACCGCATACCAAGCGCACCGTTACGGGCGCTCGGATTTACCGCTCAAGAATGATGCCGATGTGCAAGATTGGGGCAACCTCGTGTTGCAAACCTCGAGCACCCCCGCGGTACGGGTGGACGGGCTCGAGGTGCTCCCCCAGATCGACGGGGAAAACCTGTTCCCCGTGGTGCTCGAGGCCGGCTATGGGGATCGGTGGCAGGTCACCGTACAAACCCCGGGAATGCTGAATCCGATTGTGCGCCCGGTACAAGTCCGCGGATGGCGGCACGAGGTGACGGCGGACTATTGGCGCGTCACCTTCACCCTCAGTGAGGCGGCAACGTTCACGGCATTCCAGCTCGACAGTACCGACCCGTTAGCAACTCTCGACGTTATGCGCTTGACCTAACGAGGTGACGTTATGCCGTGGAAACAGTGGGCCTACCTCGAAAAAGTCTCGAGCGCCGATTTCCAGAGTTACCTACAAAACCAAGTAGTTGCCCAATTCACTACCGCCACGCAACGGGACCAAATCATTACCGCGCCGGCTAACGGCATGATGTGTTATCTACTCACCACGGGGCAACTCCAAATTTACGATGGGGTGGCATGGCGGCAACCGTGGGGCCAACCGTGGGGCGAGGTGTATTACGGAACCTTTACCACTCCGGTAACCGGCATTACCGGAACACAACTTACGGTGGTCACGAGCGCAGCATTCCCGACATTCGCGGGCCGGGTATATGTGGTGGAGTTCTACTGTGGGGCAATCACTTTCAGCAACCCGGGCACCGGCTACGCCAAAGTGATGTTGACCGATAACGGCGGCGCACAAATCGGCGGATTGCTCGCCACGGCAAGCGGGAGTCCACGTACCGCATTGGTGCCTGCCCAAGCCCGGGTGACGTTGCCCACCGGAACGTTTGCCTACAAGGTGCGCGCCGCCACGGGTGGCGCCGGTACGCACGACATGAACGCCACCGCACCCGGCGGCGACCCCGGGCCCATGGTTTTCCGGGTAGTAGATCAGGGGCCCATTGCGGGCTCCACCCCGGTGTTGTTGGACCCGGTAGCGGATTCTCCACCCGATGTTCCCGATATTGACGCGCCGGAGGTGCAACCCCATGGAACGTGAACCGGAACACATTTCCCCCAACGAGGGTGAGGAGCTCGAGCCCAACGAGGGCCCCGAGCACGAGCCCAACCCGGCGCCGGCCGAACCGGCAACCACGGAACATTCCACCGAGGAGGGCAACGAGCCCACCGGAGAACACGAGGTGACCCCATGACCCAAACCCCACCCCCGAGCTCGAGCTCGAGCACCCCCGTGGACCCGGACCTAGCCCAGGACAAACTTGAGGCCCAAGCGGCAACGCTCCGCGCCCAGGCGGCGGACTTGAACGCCCAAGCGGCGCACCTGGACGCGCAAGCCGCGGCGCTTGACCTGACGCCCGAGGATGCCGCCGAGGATGCCACCGAGGCCGGCGGCGATGGTTGACGTGATCGACCGGGGCGGGTGGGGCGCCGATCCGCTCCACACCCCCGCGGCCATGATTGCCATGCCGACCCCCGAGCTCTGGCTCCACCACACGGGCTCCACCGGGCTTCACGGCGCCTCGGGGATGCGCTCGTTACAACGGGGCGCAATCTCGAGCGGTTACGTGGACGTGGAATACACCTACGTGGTGGACGTGGACGGTTCGGTTTTCGTGGCCCGTGGACCGGGGCACGATACTGCCTCCACAAAAGACCATAACTCAATTTGCCACGCGATTTGCGCAATGGGCAACTACGAGCTCGAGCTCCCGGCGGCACGGATGCTCGAGTCAATCGCGTGGTGCGTGGCGGAGCTCCACCAACGGGGCGCAACCCGGCACCCGGCAATCACGGGCCCGCACCGGGACGCGTCCGGGAACGCTACCGCGTGCTGTGGGCAACACCTCATTGCCAAAATTCCGAGCATCAACGCCATGGTTGGCAATGCCAACCCACCGAAACCCCAAACCGGGAGCGGCGCCATGGGCATTACCTCACACCCGAGCGGACGCGGGTATTGGATCGTAGACAGTAGGGGCGCCGTGTTTGCTTACGGCGACGCGCGCTACTACGGCGGAGCGAATACCATTCCCGAGCTCGTGGGGCCCATCGTGGATTTGGTGGCCACTCCGAGCGGCGCCGGCTATTGGCTCCTCGGGGAGGATGGCGGCGTTTTCGCCTACGGGGACGCCAACTACTACGGGGCACCTGTCGGGGCGGTTTCGTGATGCTCGCGGGCTACCTCGTGAATCACCCCACCGGGGCACCGTTGGTGTACCTCATTGTTTCGGCAACGGTGTTTGGGGTGGCCACCCTCGTGGCCGGCTACGCCCGGGATATCTACCGTGCCTTATTGAGCGCCGGGCTCGGGCTCCTCGTGGTCGCGCTCCTCGCGCACTAGCGGCGTATCCCTGCCTCACGTAACACGTTGGCCGGAACGCCCATTTCCCGAAACGCGGCATAGCTAATCCCGTTATCGGTAGCCCATTGGGCGCCATGCTCGAGGAACGTGGCCCGCGCGCTCGAGCTCGAGGGGTGCGCCTCGAGGAGCGCGAGGCCGGCGCGCAGGTCAATCACCCGTTGGCGCGCGCGGAGCTCGGCAATGGGGGACGTTGCCGCCGCGGCGCGGGTTTGGTACACCCCAATTGCCTTCTCCACGATCGCGGGCTCGTTGGTGTGCATCGGGAAGCCCGGGAGCGCACCGAGCGAGACTCGCCCCTCGGGTGTGGTTTTGGCGTTCCGGCATTCCTCGAGGAAATGCCCGATCCGTTGCCCGAGCCCGACCCCTCGAGCGCCGAGCGCACCGCCGCGCGCGCGCCGGATCACCGAAACGGCATAGGAGCGTTTGTATCCGAGCTCGGAGGCCACGAGCTCGGGGCCACCCTCGGCGTCAAGCTCGAGCACCCGAGCGAACAGCTCGGGGGTGGGATTGCGCCGCGTGCGCGGGGTGCGGGGTTCGGTTGCCATGTGGAGTTATCCCGTCTGTCGGTTGCCATTCCTCGAGGCCCAGCGCATATGCGCCAACAAGTCAAGGCGCAGGGTTGGCCGGCTCGGGGTTTCGTCGCGCCCCATTTTGTAGCCCTCGGGGTAAACGTACTCGCGGACGGAGAGCTCACCTAACGAGTCCACGGTGTCGTGGCGCTCGGTGCCGCACCGCTCACACCGCAACGAGAATCGGGTGCCCCAACCTGGAGCGCGTTTCCCGTGCGGGTGAAAATCGTCCCACATATGGCCCCACGTCCGGCATTTCTCGAAAGCTAGGGGCATCAGGGTGGTTGCCATTGGCCCTCCGCGCTCGGTGCGTTAGGCGCGGACGCTACGCCCTCGAGCGCACCCCGTCTACAATTTGCTTTGCGGGTATCACACCCGGTACCGTTTGGACGTGGTTGTAAAACGGGTACAGCACCCGGCCACGAGGAAAGGCGACCAACCAATGATCGCAGAGGTGAGCAAGTGAGCGCCAAAACCGCGTTCGCCTACCTCCGGGACTCCCGGATCGGGGACAACCTCGAGGCGCAACTCGAGGATTGCCGAGCTCGGGCGGCGGAACACGGCGCGGAGCTCGTGCGGGTGTTCACTGATCACGGGGTGTCCGCGTTCGACAACGAGGCGCCCGAGGATCGGCCGGCTTACGGGGCCATGTGTGACGCCCTGGCCGGCGGCGAATCCGCGGATTTGGTAGTGGCGTTCCACGGGGACCGATTGTGGAGGGACAACCTCGAGCAAGCCCTATTCATTCGGGACGCCCGGAAATACGGGGCACCGGAGCTCGTGGTTACCAATACGGTGGTATTTGACCCGGCGAACCCGGACGACGAATTCACCCAAACTCTGCTCACGGCAATGGCCCGCAAAGAGTCGGCGGATAAGCAACGGCGAATACTGCGCCAAAAGGCAAAGCAACGTGCGGCGCACATTCCCACCGCACCCGTGGTCGCGCTCGGGTGGTACGGCATTCGCCACGGTGCGGAACGCAATGACGGGCTCACGATTCACGAGCCCGAGGCGGAATTGATCCGGGACGCGGCCCGGCGGGTGTTGGCCGGCGCCTCGTGCTCGAGCATTGCGCGCGAGTGGAACGCGGCCGGTGTGGCGAAACCCTACGCCGCGAACCGTGCCGCACAACACCGGCCCGAGCTCGAGCGCAACCCCGCGCGCGGAGATGGGCGGATGGCGGGCCAATGGTCACCCGGCCACGTACAACGGACCCTCACCAACCCGCGCAACGCGGGCCACCAAACCCACCGGGGCGAAATCATCGGCCGGGACGTGTGGCCGGCCATCCTTGACCCGGAAACGTGGGCGCGCCTCGAAACCCTGTTCGCCCGGCGAGCTCGAGGCCGGCGCACCCCCGCCCGGCAAGGCGCGTGGACGGGTGTGGTTCGGTGTGCCGGCACCCTCGAGGATGGTTCGGTGTGCGGGGCGACCATGAGTAGGTCACCCGCGAAGGGCAACCGGCCGGCCGGTTTCGCGTGCTCCAAAATTGCGGGGCGCAACGTGTGCGGTCGGTGCGCCGTGATCGCGCACCATGTGGAACGGATCGCGCACGAGTGGCTCGTGGCGTATGCGGACGGGCCCGAGCTCGAGCACCTCGTGGCGTCCGAGGATGGTTCCGAGCGGCGGGTGGTCCACGAGCTCAACCTCGAGCACGAGCGCCTCGAGGAATGGTTTGTGATGCTCAAGGCGCACGAGCTCACCCGCGCGCAGTACGGCGAAGCGAAGCGCGAAACCGAAACCCGAATTTCGCAACTCACGGCGGAGCTCGCCCGGTTGACGAGCTCGGACGCATTCGCCCCGTACCTCGGGCGCGGGGCGGTGCTCGCGGGAATGCTCGAGGGGGACGCCCTCACCCCCGAGGAGCACCGCGCCGTGTTCATGGCCACGGGCCACACGGTGTGGGTGCGCCCGGCCGGTGGGCGCACGGGAACGTTCGACCCGGCCCGGGTGACGATCGGCCGGGAGGCGCCGCCGGCCGGTTGACGCTGCCCCTACCGTTGTGGTTGCGCTCCTTGCGGACGCGACGCCAACACCCCTCGTGCCACCGGTTGCCGGCGCGGGGGGTGTTGCGCGTTCCGGGAATCCGCAGGTCACACCCCTTGAGGGATTCGGTGTGGGGTTCTACGGTTCACGGTTGCGGGGGTTCACCGTGAGGTGTGGGGTGCCGCGGAGCTCGGGGCGCCGGATTCATCCTTGAAATCTGACGCCCACGAGCGCACCATTTGCGCTCCGCCATGCCGCAAAATGCACCGCCTCCGCGCGCGCCCCTCGAGGTGCTCACCCGGATTGCGGAGATTCTTCGCCCCGCGCTCGAGCGTGGGGTCCGTGCATCGGCGCCGCCACCGCGTCCGCGGGCCCGAAACGAGGCAACCAATCATGCCGAAAACCCCGCTCATGGTAGCCGCCATCCTCATTAGTGAGCTCGTGCCCCGTGGAGTAGAAACCCTCGGTGAGCTCGAGGTGGTACGGGAATTCCCTCCCTCGGAATATGACTTATTATCACAAGGGGAACGCGCCGCATATGAGATAGCGCGGGATTTGTGGTTAGGGGACGGGTACCTTACCCGATTCCTAATTTATGCGGACGAGCGTTACGCCAATGTGTTGTTGTCCGCGCTCACGGTTGCGCTCGGGCCCGTACTGATCCCGTTGCCGTGAACGCCGCGGACGAATTGGGCCGGCTTTACGCCATAGAGGTGACCGCGCGCGAGTACGTGGACGCGCTCACCCGGGTTCGGGAATCGGACGGCGCCGGCTACGTGCCGGCGCTTTGCCTTGCCTCGGAAATGCTCCACGAGCTCGCCTACGTGCTCGCCCTGGAATGCCCCATGTGTGATCCGGGAACGTGCCCCTACGGTGATAGCCGGCTATCACCCGGAATTGTGGACACCCCGCCGTTATGACGTGGGCGGAGGTTTCCGAACGGGTGGGCACCGTGTGGCCGGGCCCGCAACGGGTGCCGGTACTGCCCGAGGAATCGCTCGTGTGCGAATCGGTCACGAGCATCCTGGCCACCCTTCACAAAACCGGGCTCGAGGTGTGGAAAATGCGCAACGTGGCCCGCACCGCCTATCGGCGCACCGCAACCACTCAAACCCTGGCGGAGGAGGAGGCGGTGGCGTTCCTCACGAGCTCCAAAAATTGGGCGCAAGAACACGAGCTCTCCGACGCGGCGTGTGGTACCGAGGTACACAAGGCCCTCGAGGTGCTCGTGCTCGGTGGGGATCGCGCCGTGCATCCCGAGGCGCAACCATTCGTGCGCCAATTTGACGCGTGGCGGAAAACCGTTGGCCCGGAATTTGAGGCGGTGGAATGCACCGTCTTTGATCCGGAATACTTGTATGCCGGCACCCTTGACGCGGTGGCGACGTTGGCGGACGGCCGGCGCTATTTGTTGGATTACAAAACCTCCCGCAATGAAACCAATAGGGGCCCGTTTCCGGAATGGGCGCTCCAGCTCGCGGCGTACCGGTGGGCACCGTTGGTGTGCCCCTTCCGCGTCTATGTGCCCGAGAGCGAAAACAACACCCGGAGCGCACGGCGCTACTACATAAACAAAGCGGAATTAGCGTATGCGGTACCCACCCCCGAGGTGGACGGCGCCGCCATTGTGCACCTGACCCCGAGCGGGTGGCGCATGTACCCGGTACGGGTGGACGAAGGGGTGCGGGACGCATTCCTCTACGTGCGCGGGGCCCAACAATTTGTTGAGGTGATAGCCCGGCGCTCGGTATTTGGGGCCTACCTCGAGGGGACGGCATGAGCATGGTTTGGGATTTGGTGGCAGTCGCGGCCATTGCCTCGGTGCTCACCCTCGTGGTGTTCGCATTTGCGGTGTGGTACGCCCAACGTTGGCACCGCTTGCACCCGGACGGGTGGCTCACCGATCACCAACCCGCGGAATGGCACGAGCTCGAGCCCAACGAGGAGGCCGGGAATGCCGATACTTGACACCCAACGCCGCGTTGCCGTGATCGGACATATTCGTTTGGGGGAGGTGGACGGTGACCGTCCGCGCGCGCTCAAGGGGTTCCGGTTCACGAGCGGCCGACAAACCCTCATTGACACGGCGGCGCGGGTGTTCGGTGGCGATGCGCACCCGTGGCGGAACCCGTCGACCGGACTTGACGAATTCGAGGTTCTCACCGAGGCGCACGAGCTCGAGGTATTACTACCCCCCGCGGATTTGGCGTTTTCCCAGCATTACGAATTGTGGTCCGAGGCCGGGTGTCAGCGGCGCTGCGATGGTTTCACCGAGACTCGAGGCGACGAACCCCAACCTTGTGTGTGCGCGCTCGAGGGCGAGCGCAAATGTGAAGCCGTCACCCGACTTTCCCTCATTGTGCCCGAGCTCGCCTCGGTGTTTGGGGTGTGGCGCCTCGTGACCGGGAGCTACTACGCGAGCGGCGAGCTCGCGTCCGCGGTGGAGCTCGCGCTCGGGCTCGCGCAACGTCGTGCCGAACACCTCGCCGCGGCCCGGCTCCGGCTCGAGCAGCGGGTGGCGCGCCGGCCTGGCCAACCTCCGCACCGGTACACCATCCCCGTATTGGACGTTGTGCTCTCACCTCACGCCCTCGAGGCGGCGCCGGCACCGGTGGCCGCAGTTGAAGCCGCGGCGGCGCTCACGGTGGTTGGGCTCCCTCCACCGGCACCGCGGATAGATCGGGGTGCCTCGAGCCCGGCGCCGGCACCGCTCACCGATACGAGCTCGAGCGCACCGACCGCGCCGGCCATCCTCGAGCCCACCCTCGAGGTGCTCACCGATCCCGTGCCGGCCGATACCCGGGGGCGCGATGTTCGCCACCTGTTCGCCATGATGCGCGACCTATGGCCCAATTTAGAAACCGTGGATTTGGACGAACGGCGGGCCTGCCTCGCCATCCTGGAAACCGCGCGCCGGAATGACGAACCCAAAACCTCGTGGGCCGAGCTCGATGCTGAGGAAATCGCGGCAATCGGGCGCCGGCTCTCGGACATAAAAAACAACCAACTCACGATGGACCCCATACCGAGTGGTTACGTGTTTACCACTCGCTCGGGACGAAAACTATTCATCCGCCGAACGGAAACCGGCCAATGGGAACATTGGATTCAAGAGCGCGAGGAGACACCCGAAAATGGCACGTTCTGAGATCACCTATTCACCCGTAGACGATCTTCCCAAGTCAAGTCGCACCCGGGAGGCCGGCGGAACCCACGTGAGCCCCTACGAGAAATTCATTGCCGAATGTCGCGCGAATCCCGGCCAATGGTTTATGAGCCCCGCGGCCAACGCCAACGCGGCGTACTCGCGCGCCTCCACCCTGCGTAAGCACGGGCTCATTGCTCACGCGCGCGGCACCGAGGTGTACGTGTGCGCGGACGCAGACTCGTTCTAGGCTCACCCCCGGCGGTGCTCCGCGCGACCCCCTCAAGCGCGCGGAGCACCGCTTTTCGTTCCCGGAGCGCGCGGTGGTTGACGTTGTTTACCGTTACCGAAAACCGGACGGCGCGATTGCGTACACCATTCACCGGACACCGGATAAGCGGTTCAAAACCGCGGGTGACGTGAGCGTCCGGTATCCCTTCGAGCTCGAGCGCCTCCTCGAGGTGTGTGAGTACGGCGGCACCGTGTGGGTTGTCGAGGGGGAAAAGGACTGCCTCTCGTTACTTGACGCAATCGACATTGACGGGTGGCCGGCGTTCACGGCAACTACCTCCAGTCACGGCGCCTCGTGGACGTGGAGCACCGAATTTGTGCAATGGTTCCGTGGTGCTCAAGTGGCATGGGTGATCGCGGACAATGACGAGCCCGGACGGCGAGCGGCGGCGCAACGAGCGCAAGCCCTCGCCACCGTGGTGCCCACCGTCACCGTGCTCGGCGCCATTCCCGGACTCCCCGAACACGGGGACGTGAGCGACTACCTGGCCACCGGAGCACCGCTCAACGATTTGGCCCGTTGGTGTGCCGGCGCACCCCAAATGATCGCACCCCGCAACGGGCGCGCCAGCTTCACCCTCACCGAGCTCCTCGAGCGCAACGAACCCACCCACGATTGGCTCGTGCCCGGACTCGTGGAACGCACCGAGCGAATAATGATTACCGGAGACGAGGGTTACGGGAAATCCACGTTACTGCGCCAATTGGCGGTAGCCGCGGCCATGGGTACCAACTCGTTGGCCGGCGACGAGCTCGCCACCCATAAGCCCCTCACGGTGCTCCTCGTGGATTTGGAGAACAGTGAGCGCCACCTCATGCGCGAATTCCGCAAACTCATGGGCGCCGTGCCCGAGCTCCACCAAACCGTGGTGGGCGGACGGGTGCACCTCGTGGTAGATACCGCTGGTTATGTGCTGGACGATCCCCGCGATAAGGACGGGGACCGCGCGCGCGTCATTGCCCAATTAGACGAACACAAACCGGACCTATTCGTTATAGGGCCCCTGTATAAAATGATGGGGGGCGACCCCAACGAGGAAAAAACGACTCGGGAAATACCCCGGTGGATAGATTATCTACGGGGCAAATACGGTTGCGCGGTGATGATTGAAGCCCATAAAGGCCATGGGCAAAACCTCTGGCCTAGCGGTTGGTCCGGATGGAAACGGTGGGCCGATGTGGGATTCCACCTCGCGGAGAGTGGCGCTCTCAAAGCCTGGCGCGGGCAACGAGATGAGCGCGCGTGGCCGGCCCAATTGGTCCGCGGCACCGGAGCGGGCGGTTCCCACGGGTGGCTCTGGCAGCGGGGGGTTCCGGAACCTCCCGGAACCGCGGACAGTGGGGAAAACGTCATGCTCGAGTGTGAGCTCGAGGTGCTCCGCGCGCTCCGATTGGCCGGCCGGCGATTACCTCGTGGTGACATTCTCGAGCGGGTCGATCGTAGGAAACAGGCGGTATTGGTGGCAATCAATCGGCTCCGGGATCGGGGCGCGCTCGAGGTGTCCTACCTCGAGGTCGTCAACGCTCGAGGTGAACGGCGCCCGGTAGAACATTTCACTGTGCGCGCGGATTTGGACCCGGAGCGGGCGGTTCCCGAGGATGACGCGCCTAAGGGGCGGGAGGTTCCGGAACCTGGCGCTCTGCTCCACCTCCCACCTCGAGGGGGTGAGGATGAGTCAGACATTCCACCGGACGATGAGTGAGCGCGAATGGTCGCACTACGTGGTCAATCTGGCCGGCTATGGGAATTGGATTCACTATCACACTTATGACTCAAGGCGCAGTAATCCGGGTTTCCCGGATTTGGTGTTAGTGCGTCCGCCGGAGCTCATTGTGGCGGAGCTCAAGGCCGAACGGGGCAAGTTATCGGACGCCCAAAAGTATTGGCTCGAGGCGCTCGAGCAATGCGGTGTTGAGGTGTACGTGTGGCGCCCTACTGACGAGCTCGAGGTACGCAATCGACTAAGGCGGAAACCCCATGGCGGAAACGCAATTACTCCTTGATTGGCGTATGGCGCGCGGTCTCACGTTCACCCATGAGACCATCGCCAAAGTCTCCGGTATCACGATTCCCCGGGTTGGCAACATACGCCACCGTTTAGGGTTCACGGTGGCCGGCACCCACCCACGTTCCACCCTCGGTGAGGCGGTAGCGGTAGTGCTCGTGGCTCGAGCGCAACTCCGCACGAGCTCGGCGCTCGGTGTGGCCATGCGCCACATTGCTCACGCCATAGACACCAACGGTGCACCCGTGCCCGAATGGGTGCACCATAACGGGGTGACCATGGCCCACGTGCCCACCGTCATAGGCCACCTCGTGGAACGGAGCAACGATGCCGGTACGTGACCGCCCCGACCTGGCCACCGCACAGTGGCGGGCCTACTCCAAGGCGGTGAGAGCAGAGCACCCGTGGTGTGCGTGGTGCGGCACGAGAGGCACACCCACCAACCCCCTGGGTGTTGACCACATACGCAACCGGAGCATGGTCGACGGCGTTCAGGTCTTATGCGCGTCATGTAACGCGAAAAAAAATGTGCGCCGGCAACCCCGTACCCGGGGCGGAAACTGGAATTTTGACAGACACCACGAAGGGCAAACCGGGAGTGGAATTTTTGGTTGCGGTAACGCGGTATCTACAGATCGGA